TGCGTCATCTCTCTTTGATGAGACGGCAATAACCAAGCTATCAATCACTATCTCATTTAAAGGACTTCGCACTTACTCTGAGGGTGAGCTACCGTTCCAGTTGCTGCTTGAGCATTGGCGTAACGCTGAACCTATATCAGTTGACTGTTTCCCGCGTTCGACAACAGGAGCACAATGCCAACCCTATCTCTGTGCGAATGCAGTTATCACCAAACTTACGGAGAACAACCCCGCAGGCGATGACGCTTCCTACGATGGCGAGCTAAAAGTTACAGGTGTGCCTACCACATGGGAGCCTTCTAATGCAGTATAGTGTATGGACGGAGTAGGTAAATTTACGTTCAACGGCAAGGAGTATCCTGCACGCATCACAATGGGAGCGATTCGCACCTTCAAACGTGAAACGGGCAAGGATCTGCTGACTTCGTTGGATACGCTTAATGCTGAAGATTTAGGTGTGCTCCTTTATGGGGCTATCACATCGGGGTGTCGCGCTCAGAAGGTTCAGTTCGACTATACGTTGGATGAATTCTTTGATAACGTAATCCCTGATGAAGTAGCGGCATGGTTCCGTGGTGTGTCGGGTCTCTCCGATAACACCACCGATGAAGAGGGCTCAAAAAAAAAGAGTGTCTCGGAATAACTGAATTATTCGGTATCGCAATCGGGACAATCGGAATGACTGTCGAGGACTTCGACAGCTGTACCCCCGATGAGTTCGGCGCGATACTCAAGGAATGGCGGCGTGAGCAGAACCGAAGCGAGGCTGCATGGCTCGCCGGAATAAGGCTACACGCCGCCATTACTATCCAACCACATTGCAAGAAGAGGTTACGTCCGGCTGACCTCTTTGCAATCCCCGATATAGATAATCCCGGACAAGCGAACCGAAGCCGAGAACTCACACGCGAGGAGGCTAAGCAGCGGTTTGAGGAACTCAAGAAGCTAAGAGGATATGAGTAGCAACTCGACTATATCAATTACATATAAGTTTAAAGGTGATAGCCAAGGCTTAAAAGACCTCTGCAAGGATGTGGAGCGTATGCAGACGGCATTCAAGAACGGAGTGCAGCCTGCCGAGCAATTGCGCACATCGCTGATAAACTTCAACCAGGTGGCGCAAAGCTTCGAGGCTATCGGCGCTGCTGTCGGACAACTTAACAACGTTATTCAGGACTTGTCGAATGCTTACGCTATTCAGCAGGAGGCGGAGACCAAGTTGACAACAGTCATGCAGCAGCGCATGAATGCGACGGATGAGCAAATACAGAGCATCAAGGAGTATTGCGCTGCACAACAGGAGATAGGCATTATCGGCGATGAAGTGCAATTGGCGGGAGCTCAGCAACTTGCTACCTTCTTGAACAACACGGAAGCTCTTAAAGCTCTTATCCCGGCAATGAACAACCTGATAGCTCAGCAGAAAGGTTACAACGCGACGAGTGGTGATGCTGTAGCGATTGCGAACCTCTTCGGTAAGGCTATGCAGGGACAGACTTCCGCCCTGAAACGTGTCGGCATCACATTCTCCGATGCCGAAGCAGCAGCCGTTAAGAATGGCGATGAGATGCAGCGCGCTGCTGCTCTCGCAAAGATCATTACAAATAACGTTGGTGAGATGAACCAAGCATTAGCGCAGACTGATGCCGGTAAGGCTAAGCAGTTAGCTAATGCAATGGGTGATTTAAAAGAGAAGTTGGGTGGCATAGTGGCAAGCATCGCTCCTTACACTACATTTGCATCCTCTATTGTAACAACAGCAGCAAATGCCGGAAGAGCAGCCTCTTCAATGCGCGCCCTCTACACTGCTACTCTCGGTGCTAATGGTGCTTTTAAGTTTATCTCAGCTTCAAGTGTAGCAGCCACTCTCGGCATGAATTCGGCGGGTGTGGCAGCACGTTTCTTGGCAGCAGGTTTGCGTATGATTCTTGCTGCCACAGGCGTAGGTCTCGTAATCGAAGGGATCTCACTCGCTGTCGACGCTCTTACATCATCCGCCCGAAAGGGGAAGGATGCGCTGAACGATTTCTCCGATGCAGAGGATAAAGCGAAGCAGGCAGCAGAGTCCGAGAAGATGATACTGCAAAACATCCGCAGCCAAATAACCCAGGATATAGCAGCTACCAAGAACTTTACCGGATCTAAGAAGAAGGAGAAGAAACTCGTAGAGGAGCTGAATCAACGCTATGGCGAAACCATGGGTTATTTCAGTTCCGTAAGCAGCTGGTATAAGGCACTTGTTAAGAATTCGGAAGCATACTGCACTCAGATGGTCAGAGAGGCGCGTGTCCGCCTATTGGCTAATCAGATTGCAGAGAAAGAGCAGCTAAAATATAACTTAACGCATGACAAGAACGGCAAGGCATTACCGGAAGTCCGTCCGGGTGTTTCCGCTTATAATCCTTGGGATGGTGGCGTAAGTGCTAACCGCACAAAGATGGCGGATGATCTCACCTCTCAGATTAATGCGGATAAGAAGCAGATGGATGCTATCCTTAAGGAGGGGAAAGAGGTTATGCCTCTTATGGGTGCTGCTACCGCGCCTTCAAGTTCTACATCCTCAAAAAAGGGTTCACATAATACAAAAACTGCTGAAGCTAAAAAAGAGAAGGATGCACTCGAACAGATAGAGGAGCAGATACGCGCCAATCAGAAGGCAGCAATGACCGCAAGTGACGAAGAGCTGCCGGCAATTCGAGAGGAGACATTACAACTCATCGCGAAGCGCGATAAATTGCGCGAAGTTCAGGATTCTATAACAAAATCGGATTATACCCCGCCCGCTATAAGTGCGATTAAGACTTATGAAGATCTGGATAAGGCGATGCAGTATTATTCCGACTTGCTACATAAGGCTCAGCCGGAAGATCGTGCGGATATTCAAGCAACAATCAACGCTCTTAACAAGCTAAAAGAGGGTTGGGACAAGGCTCTTAATCCATCCAAGCCGTCGGCAAGTGCCTTGGATGAGTATATTGACCGCCTGACAACAAAAAATAAGTTCAAGTCGCAAGGGTCAACGTTAGAGGGTGTAAACCTATCATCCCTGATTAGCGGTTATCGCGAGTTGGAATCTGTGCTGTCGGGCGTGGATGGTGATATAACAGCCAAGCAACGCGAGAGCCTGCAAAAGACTGCCGAAGAGTACGCCCGATATGCTAAAAAGGCTGTAACCTCTATGCAGACTGTTAAAAGCGCCTGGAGCGGCGTTAAGGGTATCAGCCAAGGAATTGATGATATAAAGAGCGCTCTCGAAGGTAGCGGTACCGCATGGGAAAAGACGATAAAGATTGTAGATGCAGCCATACAAATCTATGACGGCATCGCTTCAATCGTGGAGATTGTAAAGACACTCTCAACGGTTATTAAGATGCTTACCACCGCCCAGCAGGCACAGACGGCAGCTACGGTATCAGGCGCTACGGCAGAAGTATCAGCCTCAACGGCGAAAGTAGCTGCTACCAATGCCGAGACTACCGCCAATATAGCAGCCGGAGCTTCCGGGTTCTTCAAGGCTAACAGCTCTATCCCTATTATAGGTCTCATCTTGGCAGCAGCTGGTGTGGCAGCAATGATAGCAATGATGGCTACTCTCCCGAAATATGCTAATGGTGGTATCGCATTCGGTCCCACTGTCGGTCTGTTCGGTGAATATGCCGGCGCAAGCAGTAACCCTGAGGTTGTTGCACCGCTTGACAGGCTGCAAGGAATGCTCGACACCGGAAACGGAACGGGAGGAGAACTTACATGCCGCGTCTCGGGCAGTGACCTTGAATTTGTACTTAATCGCAGACTCCGTAAAAAATCAAGAATGTAATGTATTATAAGTGTACACATAGAGGATCTTTTGTGGGGCATGGACCACGTACCGATCAGGATGTTGATTGGTATGTGTGCTTATTCCGGCCTTTCGAGGATAATGAGACGGTATCGGCCAAAGAGCTGACGTTCCCGGGCGAGCAACCGCTAACTATAGAGTGGGATGAGTGGAAGCCGGAGATAGCCATACAAGGCTCTATGCTTACCCTGAAAGTGGTGTCGCTCAGTGATAGGGAGTTTATCGACTATTACACCACCCAAACAGGTAGTATCTACATCAAGGTGTATTATAGAGAGCGCCTTAAAGGAATGAATTGGCATCTATTTTGGCGCGGATCATTAGACCCTGAATTCTACGAAGAGCCATACGAGCGATTGGATGGGTATGATGTAACGCTTACATTCTCCGACTTCGGAGCCCTTGACCGTGTGGAGTTCGAACAGTTTGAAAATGACTCTATTCAGCACTATGGCGGTGCTACCCCGATTAATAACTATATAGCACGTGCACTCGCATTGGCTAAGATTATAGACTACGAGAAATACTTCCTATCGGATCGTGACAGCTACGCCATTGTATGCACAGCAGCTCAGTTGACTGATTATAATAACACAACAGTTGGTTTAAGCAAGCTAAACGTACAAGTCGACGGAAGTAATTTCATTAACGAAGAGGGGGAAGCCGAGACCTGGAAGACTGTAATAGAGTCTATTTTGAGTCCGTTAGGTCTGCATATAGTGCAGCGATGCGGCATGGTGGTCATCTACGATCTTGACACCTATTTGGGACAAGAGGTTGACGGCACAGAGCCCTTTATACATTGGACAAGCGACTCTCAAACACTATCTACAGCCGAGACATACAGCAATATAAAAATTACCTTCTCCCCTTATGCAGCGCCTGAGCTGATTAACAACCAGCCTGAGCTTGAAAAGGAAACGTTCAGCTATATCGAGAATGCGATAGCAGATGTATCGGAAGAGGCACGCGCTAATAAGTATATTTCGTTTGCTTTGGCGGAGAACGAGGAAGGGACAGGCGCCGCATATTTAGGACATGGGTCTTCTATTCAGTGGATGCAATATTTCCACATAAAGCCGATGTTTGGCTCTACGAGCGAATGTAAAGGGTATAAATATAAGTTTGGACAGCGTCCCTTAAGGGCAAATGGCGGCAGAGAAGCTCTGGAAGATGCAGTAAAGTTAGAATCGGTATATGTGCCAAGCTATATAGGAAGGACTCCTACTTGCTTGAAACTATCGTTTGATATGCTGTATGATCCGCGCTATAACCCCTTTGAAACTGCCGATACGGAAGATGGGCTGACTAATTACAAAGAGAGGTATGAATATTTCCAAAAGTATTGCGGTTACGTCTCCGTACCCCTGCGCATTGTCCTGCGAAATGCTGAAGGCAGAGCTATCTATTACTACGATAATGCAAACAGCTATAAGAAGGATGTAAACGGGCAGACAGTCCGATATTTTGGGCTTACCGCCTACCGAGGGACTACTGCAATACGCGGTGGCATTATATGGGGCAGGTGGTTATCGGTTCCCGACGGCATGGAAGAAATAGATGTTGAAAAGGGGTCTTTGACTCGCACTGCTTGTTATACACAATTCTACGATGATAGCGCGGATAATCCCGCCATGAATGGTTGGACTACCAATCGCCCCACTATCGGTATTTGGCCTTGCATGAAAGATCTTCCCGCCCATTACGCCCACCTCCCGAAAGGGATGTATATCCCGTATCCTCCCGTTCCGGGTTGGATAGAGGTGACAATCCTTGATGGCATAATGGTACATCGACGAAATGGTGATGAATGGAACAAGACATATCAGGCAGAGCAAAATGTCTATGCCGAGGATGTCGACAATATCATCAAAGTAGTGGAGTGGATTGCTTATAAGGATATTAATCTGAGCATCGTGTCGGTAGAAGATTATGAAAATATCGACGCTGATGATGTGATAGTAGAAGGAGTTGTAGATACTTATGCCAAGGAGACATTGGATATTGACGCCTTGTGTGGCAGCTATGTAAACCCGCCGAACGGGCTCAGAGGTATCTATTGGGCTCCGGGACCGATCTGCTCTATGAAGTTAGGATCGCTGGAGGATTATCCGGAGCGTGTCAGAATAGCAGGACTATGCGCACAATATGGCAACAGGCGTACTGTCTTGAGTGGAGAGGCGTCTGCTCTGTTACAATCCTACCCATTTGTACAAGAGCATAATTCCGGCAATTCGATGTTCATAATAAGTGCTTCCACTCTCGATGCTAAGGAGGGGACGGAAGATGTGACACTAACGGAAGTGGTGGCCATTCAGAACGACTCTCAGACAGGGTCTGTCGTTGCTCCCGGAGAAAGCACAGGCGCCGAACCCGTCTATAACCCGGATTGGCACGATGAGGATGATGTCTACGACTACCACGACACGGAGGATGGTGACGGTAATACGGAATATACCCCATGGGATGATTACGGAGATGAGGATAACGATCCGGCGGATGATGTAGTTGACCCGACAGATGAGTATGAAGATCCTTACTGGGATGACCGCTTTGATGATGAGGATGAACCACCTGAATATTATGACGTATAAGCTATGAATTATAAGATACAACAGCGAACGACTCCTGCCAAGTGTAGGAGCAAGAATCTACAGCTTGCGGGGATTAAACCTTCGGAGGCTGTAGGGCTGTGTAAACATGTGCAGATGGTATCGCAGCGCGGTATTACGCAGCTAAATAATAAGTGGGTGTATCGGGAGGGTAATGACCCTCTGCACTCTAAAATAGTGGACCGTGGCGTGTGGAACCCTGCTAATCTGACATCTGCACCCTATTACTACCAGTCGTACAACCCGGAGACAACATGCTACGAATGGCACTATGCTTGGTATTATGGAGCTCGTTGGAAGTGTAAGAGAGATGCTACCAACTTGAGCATCCAACCAAATCGCTTCGATTGGGATTATGAATTCTCCTGGAAGGAGATCCTTATCGGTTTGAGATTGTCGACCTCCTCGAATATGTTTGTCATTAAAGCATATATACGCAATCGCATTACCGGCGAGGATATTGAGATACAAGAGGGCACACCATTCCGCGTTTCATGGAGACTTGAGAGAAGTGACGGCAACACCACCAAGGACACATCTTGGGAGAACGCCCGCAAACTGTTGAGAGTTATCAACCAGCAAACCATTTATAAAAGCTACTTGGGAGATAGCGAGTCTCTCGTAGTCTCTTTTGTGGTAGTGCCAACAGGGCTTACCTCAACATCAAATGTGTCCGCACTCTGTGACGCTAACGGGGATTATTTGTATGACGCTAATGGCAAGCTAATCTTGTACAAGTATAGCAAGGAATTATCAGAGATAACCGCATCGGTAACTTTAAAAATATAATATTATGGCAAATAATACATTATTGGCAGAGACCTTAACAGAGCTTGAGACTCTGCTCCAAAACATTAGAGACCTGAAGAGTTGGAAGGAGGGTCTTACTATCCTACAGACTGAGACAAATTCACCGTCAGGGCTGTTGCAGCTCGATGATGACGGATTAATACCTACCGCCCAACTGCCCGCCGTTGCAAGTGGGGTGCACGTCTATACAGCGCAATGCTCTGCACCGGCAAGTGACCTAACAATAGGCGGAG